TATCTCTGTGATACCACGAAATCGTCAAATCACCCTTGAAATATGCAGGGAAATACTCATTATTCCATCTTACATACCCCGGAGGATACGGTTTTTCAAATCTGCCTGTTGTGGTGTAAAGACGTGCCGTAGCGTTATTCTCTGCTAACTCGCCTTTCGGTGTCTTTGTCAAAAACTTGTAATAAGTCTGCTCAGACGGGGCTCTATCCTCACCCTCCTCTACAGCAAATCTACGCCCACCATAAATCCTAACCGCTGATGCGTGATCTACTGGGATCGTATCCATTACCCCCCTAATCACATCTATAGTCTTTGCTCCTAGATCTATGGCAGTGATCTGCACCATTTCATCTTCTACATAAATGCTATCCCCTACCTGCAACAAATCCATATCCAAATCGTTCTGATATGTCAAAGTCGTATCTGTAGGTGTTATTGCCGATGCTAGTATAGCTGTAGGCGTAAACGGCCCATTAGCAACTTCTTCATACGGATCACTTGACGTATCTGTGCTTGATTCGAGCAGAGAGTACCCATAGGCGTCATAAGATGGTGCTACTGCCATTGTTGCCACACGACACACATCAGCAGACAAATAATCAAAATCCGCTGGTGGTAAAAATACTGCTAACTCGTAATACGGCATCTCAATGATCTTGTAGTACACAACATCTACAGGATCGCTAGTCGGATCTACCCAACCCGGAGGTTCTGGATCTACAAACACATTAGTCGGAACTGCAAACGAATCCTCTACTGCATGAAGCTGCAACAGGTTCCTATCAGGATTCATCCTCACACTTACAACCCTGTAAACAACATCCACTAGACCGAGCTTAGCCCAAGAGAGCTTAAACACATCACCCGGCATAAACTCGCCTTGCCTACGGGTTAGCAGCAGCGTTACGGACGACAACGGGTAGCTGTAGGTCTTCAAATCTCGCTGAGCTACTTTATACGCCAGTGTCTCATTAGTGATCCCAGGATACTGACGCTTCTGGGAAACAATCTGCCCTTGTTGCTGGATGTTTCCCAAGTTCTGAACAACCACCGTAGCGGGCTTACCGCGCTCAAGATTCGTATACTCAACAACAATTTCGTTTACAGTCTCCCCCCAAGCCTGCCGCTGATACTCCTCCAAAGAAATCACTGACGATTCATTCAATGCTGGAATTGTCGCTACATCGTAATCGTCACGCACTACCACCAACTTAAACTTACCTGTCTTCGGATCTACATAGAGCAACCCATTGATGTGCTCTATGATCAACATCAGGAAGTCTTCAATCATTGACGTATCTACCCAAGAAATCGAAATACCAAAACTTTCGTTATACAACGTATCTGCTACTGATCTAAAAGAAGCATCGTCTATCACACTTTCTGGATACCCCATCCCCCATTCTTCGTTAGTCAAACACTCCCTTACAATGTGGGCTGGGTTCATATCATACGTCCCGATAGCAGCAGCAGTCGGATACCACTGATCAGACCCATTTGTTAGCTTTGTTACCCTCCTAACCAAAAAAGCCCAAGGCTTAAAATACGGATTCATTGCGGCTAGGTAGAAATACTTCAACACTACGTTAGCCAGCCCTCTAAACGCAGGCAGCTTGGTCGAAGCATCAGGCAAGTACTGGAGAAGATACGGATCGGTAGGTTCTGTCGGAGTTCCTGCATAGAACGTCAGCGTCCCAGCTACACCCCCTTCTTTACTATCCCCACCAAACAATGAGCGAGCATCTACTGTGACCTCCCCCGGAAGAGAATTGGTACTTTTCGCCGTCCTTCCGCCAACCTGTATCTCCATAATACTATCCACTGGCCCATAGCATAGAACCATGTGGATACTGGCATAGTACTTATACCCAACTGTATTACATTGTGTTGTGCTACCGCCGCCGCCCATTCTTCACGAACTCCACAAGTTTCTCGGCCAAATAATCCCCGGTCGCCAAGAGATCACTGCCTTTTACGCCGTTATGGCGAAAATCGTTATAGTCAAACCCATACCGCTTACAAAACAAGCGTATGCCTCTATTGCAATACCCAAACACCCTAGCATCAGAATGGGTAACTATCACTTCCCGCCGCTCACTGTCGTACATTTGATAATCGGTAACGATCTTGTCTGCCCGTACCAAACAACATTCGAGTTCCTAACCCACACCGTACCAAAGACAACAGGTATCGGGGCGTTTTCCGATGCTGGAGGGGCGTTGAAATCCACCGCCTGTGGTGGTTTTGGCGGTGGTATCTTCGGTGCCATAGCTCTTGCTAACACGGCACTGATAATCATTACAATGATGTAAAACCACATTACGCGCCCTCCTAGAAAGCCGAACTCCCAAACACTGACTTCAATGGAATATACGGCATCCCACCATAATTCTCCAGATTGTTGAACTTGTTTACACAATCTGCTGTAGTTCTTCTGCACCCCGGATATATCGTCACAGCCGTACCTGCATTCAGGTCTGGCACTGGGGTAAGCATCGTAAGCGTTGACCCAACATGATTTTCAATCATTACCTTACGACCAAATCCTGCTGATGTAGTCCATTCCAAAATACCACCACTGTAATACCCATCTGCCTGATTAGCAGCCTCAGCAACAGTTACATCAAGACCTGAAATAGCTGTCGCTGTGCCTGTCGTTGCATAGTTCGACTTCACCACCTTACATTGATTCCCATAAAGAACATGCGGACAGGATCTCTGATAACGCCTACGTAATCCTAGACGCTTCAAAGACGTAAACACAGACTCACAATCAATAACCGCCTTGCTGTTCTCCCACGTCACGTTCAATACTCTACCAACCCATATAACTTGCCGTTCATCAATCAATTCTGTTTCATGGTGTCTATACACTGTCACACTAACGGGCTCCTGTGGTGGGGTGGCAATGAAGTTCGTAACTACCCCCAGATCTCTTGGGCATTCAATCTGCAATCCTTGCTTGCTCATATCCCCCAAATACTCAACATCAGATCTCTTAATCTGCGTCGGCACAAAAGTCGTCCCGTCGAACGTATACTCTGATTGAGAGTTCGTATAGCCATAATTCGTTGCCCCTATCGTAAACAGATAGAACTCTACAGGAGCGCCTGAATAGTCACTAGCATCTGCTGTACTATACGTCATAGTTCAAACTCCTGAACGAAAGATCTACTGTCATACCATCATACGAATGCCATAGCATCTCTACACGATCTGTATCCAATCTGACTATCCACATATAGGACACTCTCTTAATGTCGCTCGGAGCTACAGAAACACCCAAAGACGCATCAATAGTCAGGCTTTCTTCTGTATCTGATAGCACACTAGCAGCCGTGATTCTTCTATAGAACTTGGTCCCATCTTTTAGCTCAATCATTATATCCTTACGGTTCGTGCCAAGATTCACATAGGTCGTATACTTTATGTTCTTGATCGTTATCGTTGTATCAGACGCAGCTATTGTCTGAGTTACAACCATATCGGTTCTCCAAGTCGGGAACCAAAACGGCTTTAATCTACCACTCTTTGAGTACAACCATTGGATAAACGATTCAATATCGGCTCTTTGTGCAAACACCCACCTAAACGGCACCACTTCTTGCGGGACAGCAGACTCAATATCACGATAGATCTCAGAAACCCTGCCAAAATCTATCTCTGTAGCCTTTCTATACAAATCAGTTTTCTGATCCTTACCCCAATCTACAGGCGTATCCAATACAGGTAGGGTTCTATACGTTGGATTCGGATCTGATGCTGTTCTTGCCGGTGCGTCCTTTACAATGAAATCAACATCAAGTCTAGACAAAATATCACTATCATGCTCTACCGTTGCAGTTAATTGCAAATTAGCCAACACGGCTGGATACACTCTAATACCTTGAGGCCAATCTTTCTGTAGCGTCGAGTCGAGAGAAACCACATTCCCTGTTATATCGGTAACAGTAAATACTTCGTAGGTATACGTACCTCTAACCCACAATACAACAAGACCTCCTACTTGCAGATCATCAAAATTAACAGAATCTAAGGTAATACTACTGTCACCTATAAACGCATCTGCTGATAACCGCGTTTCCGAGTACCAGACTGGCAAAGCAAACAATCTTTCATGCCACCCATAAAGGATGTTAGAGAACAATGCTCTAAGCTCTTGTGTCGGTGTTGATACGCGATATTCCAAATTGCGTCTAGGGTTTGCCATCAACCTAAATCTTTGCTCTGTCCCATCGTAGGCTGTAAGCACATCAGTTTTCCATTGAAGCGTCTCTCTAAGATCAGCCCCCCAATCCGGCTCAAACAACCATATAACAATACGAATAC